TGACCGATTGTTTTTGAAACTGACTTTGAACCCCACCAGTTCAGCACCCTTGACCATACCAAGCACTTCAGGCTCCCTCGCTTCATAGGCCGCGTTCAGCTTTTCGTTCACATTCGGATCGCCGCCGAATCCGTCCTGCACGATGAACCGCTTGCACTCGTCCAACCACGTCATGCCCTTGAATACCTTGCAGTAGATGGGCTTGTCCTCATTGCCGTTCATCTTGCGCCATGCCGCCAACGTGTGCTGTCCGTCGAACACCCAATACTTGCCGTCCCTGTTGCTCACCTTCGGCTCGTTGAATGTATCGCCGTTGAAATCCTTGACGATGTTGTTCACAACTGTCGGGCGCAACCGCCGCTGATACAGCGGGTCAATCTCGATCTGCGAAGGCCGCAGATACTTATACTCAAACTCATGCCCGTTTGGGTATCTCACATTGAATCCCTCACTTTCAATATCTCGTCCACTACTTTGTTGATCGCCGCCACAATCAGCGGCTTGTTCTCGTCGGTCACAAGGTTCTTCCTGTCTGCTATGGTGTTCGCCAACAGTTCAACATAGGTCTGTCCGTTGAGTTCGATGTCCTCAATCAGAAAGTCTATGGTAAACTCAGGTGTCGTGGTCGGGTCGCGCATATCGCGCATAATGGCTTCGATCTCGTCCATGTCCCGCTTTTCTTCCTCGGTCTTGGGCTTGCGTGGCTTGCGTTCGGGCTTCTTGCCCTCGTTCACCGCCTGGGCAAAGGCTTCAATGATTTCGGGTTCAGCGGTTGTTAGTTCCCGCACATCCGTCTTGCTGACTGACACTTCTTCGTTCAGCACTTTGTCAGCGGCTTCGGGACTGACTTCTCGGAGAGCGTCAACACCCTTGGCAAACTGTTCAGCGCGAAAAACGCTGCCGTATCCAATGCCGTTTTCGTCGGCAATCTTTTGTGCTGTCTTGCCTTGCGGTTCAAGGTCCGTTTTGGACCTTGATTTTCGGTCCCCACCATATGCAAGTTTTTCTTCTGCAAGTTGTTTGCCTATTGCGTAATCTCGTTGTTTATCCGTAAGATTGCGTCTGCCCCGCTGCTGTTTCCACATCCACGCTTTTGCAGCATGGTCATTATTAAAATGAACTTCCCTTGTTCGGTACTTAATGACTATTCCTTTTTCTCTAAGTTTAAGGATGATCTTCCATCGGTTGTGACCGTCTACCAGCACTCCGTCCCATACAACCAATGGTTCGTAAACTTCCCCAGCTTCGAGAATGTTGTCATATAATTGGTTGTATTCTTCTTCCTTAATCTTAGGAATTTCTTTCTCAAACTCCGGGTCAATCCGAAAAGGTACTTGCATTTCCTCGGAACCCGTGTTATAATCCTTGTGAGAGGTTTCCACTACGCTCTCTCCTTTCTTAGTCGCTTGGCCCCTCACGCCAAGCGGCTTTATTGTTCTCCCATGAACCGCAAGAACGGAACCCTGGGAATCTTCGTTCGCGTCTTAACGACGATGACCGGGAACCCCAACCTTTCAGGAGCCATCCGCGCTTGAATCCGAATATCTTGCGCATCGCAATTCAGCACATCCGATATCTCTGCCGGGGTCAATGTCGGCTTGTCACAAGCCTTGATTTCGTCAAGCGTCATGTTCAGTCACCTCTAAACCAGCGTCAACAAGTCTGCGTACTAATTCACCATAGGACAAACGGCAAAATTCGTCGCGTTTACGAAGGTCTATCAGCTTCTTGGCCTGTTCCGGGGTTAGCTGTACAGACAACCGCCAATTCTTCTCAACGTTCTCCACTGTCACACCTCCTTTCACATCAGTTCATTGGTTCCGAACTGTGATTGCATTATACATCTATAGTTCATCACTTGTCAAGCGATTTTCGTAAGAAGTTCATCATTTAATCAAAAAAACACATTGTAAATACTTTTGCAATAGTTTATAATCTATGACAAAGGGGGTGTAGATATGCCTACATTAAATCCACGAATTACATTTACTGTGTCCGACGAAACCATGAAAGCCATAGATGAATATAGGTTCTCTCATAGAATGAGAAACCAAACACAAGCCATACTCTCACTCATTGATCTTGGCTTTAAGGTATTGGATGGTAATGAACCTATCATTGAACCCGCTGAAAAATTGACGGATGAAGATAGACAGGTTCTTAACGCTTACCATGCCGCCGATCCTGTCTATCAGGGAATTGCATTGGAGATATTAGAGAACCATCAGGCTGAAAAGAAAAAGAACCGCGCATAACCAGCCACGGCAACATTACAGAAATCAGGTGGGATAAATGAAAGGCCGCACCCGCCCCAACGGTTCAGGAACCGCCTACAAGCGCGGCAAAACATGGACGGCCCGTGTAGTGGTCGCGTGGAAGGAACGCCCGGAAGGGGGCTTTACGCCCGTCTACCGCACCAAGGGCGGCTTCTCCCGCAAAAAGGACGCGCTGGACTATATACCCGAACTGTTCAAATCCCCCAAACAAGAAAAAAAGCTAACCATGCAGGAAATATACGACGCATGGCTCCCCACCCATGAAGGGCGCGTAGGCAAATCCACAATGGATTGTTACAAGGCCGCATGGAAATACTTCAAGCCGCTTCACTATCTTTCTTTCGCAGACATTGACTTAGACGATCTCCAGGAGTGCGTGGACGATTGCCCTTGCGGAAAGCGCACCAAGGAAAACATGAAAGCCCTCGCCGGTTTGCTTTGCAAGTATGCCCTACCCCGCCACCAAACCGATATGAACTATGCCGAGTTCATCCACACCGGCAATGATGAAAAGGGAACCCGACCCGCGTTCAGCCGTGAACAAATAGACCTTATCCGTAGTCAAGTCGGTATCACGCCCCACGCAGAGGATGTCTATGTCCTGATCTATACGGGTATGCGCCCGTCTGAGTTGTTCGCGCTTACCAAGGATGACTACAAAGACGGAATCCTCTACGGCGGTATCAAAACCGAAGCGGGCAAAAATCGCGCCGTCCCTGTCGCGGCCAACATCCGTCCCATCATAGAAAAACGTGTCGCAACCTGTACCGACTTACTATTCCCCCGTGAAAACAACATGCCGATGTCTGCAAAATACTTCCGCGACAACTACTTCTATTCCGTCCTCGCCGCCGCAGGAATCCAACCTATCCCCACCCCCGACCATCCCGCCCATTACGTCCCCTACTCCTGTCGCCATACCTTCGCCAATCTTCTAAAGGATGTCAAAGGCAGCGACAAAGACAAGGCCAGCCTGATAGGGCATGAAGATTATAAGACCACAAAACGCATGTACCAATCCGCTGAACTGGACAACCTCAAAGCGATAATATCCCAACTCTACTAATAACTTACTAATAACATCAAGCCCGAAAACCCCTGCAAATACGCACTTCTCCTATGAATGGGGTTCAAGAGGCCGGAGGTTCGAATCCTCTCACCCAGACCACAAAAGTCCCGTAAACACAGCGTTTTCGGGACTTTCTCATTTTTGGACAATGGCGAAAAATGGCATAAAATTGGAGCCTACTAATAACATTACTAATAACATCTGCTAATAACAAGAAAAGCCCCCATTGAAGGGGGCGAGAATCCTTATCTGTCAGGCGGTTCCTGCTTGTTATACTGCGCGGTAGAGATGCTCAACAGCGTACCCAACAGAGTGCAAACCACCGCCGAAGTCTTGGCAACCTCCTCCGCATACGGCCAGCCCCAAATGCCGGATAGTCCGACATAGGCCGTGGTCAGCGCGGGAATCGCCACCATCACACAATACTTCAGCACATCATAAACCTTGTTGCTCAGAAGGAACATTACGCAACCCTCCCTTTCAAGTCCCTGATGTCGTGTTCAGCTTCGTCCATCCTGCCCTCAAGCCGAAAAGTCCGTTCGATCATGTTGTTGTGCTTCTCGACCTTCTTGACAAGTTCGTCGATCTTCGTGTCCGTCACCGCCTGATGCTTTTCCAGCTTAGCGTCCAACTTCGCGTCTGACAGTTCCGACTTCTTGTCCAGTTCAGCCAGTGTGTGCCGGTTCGCCGCCCATACCGTGACCACTGTCCCAAGCAACGATATGAGGGCAACAATTATCGTGTCGCTCATTCCCCTCACCGCCTTACTCGACAAGTTTGCTGTACTTGCTGGAAATCCACCCATTCTGATTTTCCCACTCAATCAGATACCAGTCACGCCCGCCCCAGGGTTCCGTCACACCCTGATAGGGCAGCAAATCCCCCTTGTGGGCAGTGCCGATGTCCTTCTTGTCCGTGCCGGGGCCGGAACGGATATTGACGCTCCCGCCCGTCACCAGCACATGGCGGTATTCAGACGATTCAGGCTTTGGTTCTTCGTAGGACAACATCGGCAGCTTGCCCCACTTCTTCCACGGCCCATCGGTGACTTTGTTCCTGCGGCAGTCATAGTCAAACCCCTTCATCTCCACCGTGTAGCTGTTTCCGACATACACGCCGATATGCCCGGATTTCCAGACCACGATGCCGGGGATGTCGGGGATTGTCTTAATGTCGCCGGTTTCCTTGCACATATCAAACAGACCGTTGGCCGATTTATCGGGACAGCCGTTCGTGCCGTATTTGGGGTCTGTGTCGTAATGATTGCCAGTCCAGAAAAAGGACTTAATCATTCCAACACAATCCGCACAACGACGCTTTAGCTCAATGTCCTTCATGTACCCTGCCGTCCTGCTACTTCCGTAGTGTTCAGGGTATTGCTTCTTTTTGGACTTGTACTTGGCCTCGGTACACATATTTCCATATGTACCGTACCAATAAGCCCAATGCGACTTATTGGCGTACATCTCCTCGCAATATTCCGCAAGCTGCTTGCCGGTAAACATCTGTGATTCACCTCCGTCTGTGTCGTCGGTCGCGTCGTCTGCCGTCGCGAAGAAACTCAACGGCTTCGTCCCCATCAGCTTATTGAGGTCAACATTCCCGCTGACTCCCGGCAGTCTGCCCTTGCTGGTGTACTGCCACAGATCGCATGGATAGTCAGGCGGGGTTTGCGGCTTGCCGTCGTTGGAGCCGTAGCGGGGAATCCAGACGTAGGCATAACGGACATAATCCAGCGCCCACGACTTGTACAGGTGGTGGCCGATGTACACCGCCACACGTATGCCGCTGCCGATGTAGTGGCGCAGCCCGTCCTCAAACGCCTCGCAGATGGCCCGCGCACGGTCAGCCTTGATGCCGTCATATTCTGCGTCGATGACGTAGAACAGCGGCGACGTGCCAGCCGTGGCCTCGGCCATCACCTTGGCCTCGTTCCGTGCCTCGGTTTCGTCGGCGGCTTTGATGTAGTGATAGGCATGGTACGGCACTTTGTATCGGGTGCAGCCGGACACATATTCGCTGTATCGCTCATCCTTCTTCACGCCAACGCTGGAACGCAGGATGGCGAAGTCAAGGCTGCTGAACGCCTGTCCCCAATCAATGTCGCCCTGATATTTACTCAAATCGGCAATCATGCCGCCCACCTCCATCATCTGATTCTCAAATCCAGCCAGCCAGTCGAACATGGCATATTTGTCAGACACCCATGTAAACTGGATGGGATGCCCGACACCCGGCACAAGCGTCAGTTGCGCCGTCCCGCCCAGTTTCTTCAGCCGATCATACATGCTCTGCGCATAGCGTTTGTAGTTATGCTCCTTCTCCCCGGCGAGAAACCACATCGGCACATGGCTGATCTGCTTCATCTTGTCCCCGATGTCCTTGCAGGGCGACAGCACCGACGCAGCGGCGAAAAAGTCGGGGTATGCCAGCAGCATATCCAGCGTCCCGTTGGCTCCAAGGCTGTGCCCAGTGATGGACACGCGCCGCACGTCGCAGCCCTGTTCCTCGGCCGCATGATCGATCAGGGCTTTCAAATCGGCCTTGCACCCGCCCCAACTGCCCTTCGGCAACTGCGGCATGAGGATTACCGCCTCCGGGGCGCATTTGCCGTTGGCAAGGCTGATATAAGGTTCCCGCTTTTTCAGCTTGCCCAGGTCGCTCCCGATCTCCCCGCTGCCGTGGAGCACCACCACCAGCGGCAATCCCCCACCGCCCTCCGGCTTATACAGTATGTACCTGAACTTCCCGAACGAATGATCTGTCAACATACTTGCGCCTCTTTTCATATCCGCGCTATTCTGCCGTAGCCTGCGGCGTGTATTGCGTCAACCTATAGTGACTGGAAATTTGTCCATGAATTGCCGCTTGATCTTCTCCAGAATACGCCATCATCGCCTAACACCACCTGTTGTACCGAAACGCTTGTATCTGGCCAGCCTTTTATAGTCATAACAATGTAAATATTTCCAGATAACCCAATGTCATTCCCCGTTTTTAAATCCACACGAAAACCCATTGGCATATCGTTAGGATACGGGGATGTTCCCATCGTGTTTTGGACGTTTAAAAAATCGTTTACTTTAGTTATATTCCCGCTCGCCATGTTTTAACCCTCCTCCGGCTCAACGATCCCGTTCCACACCTCAAACAGCAGGCGGTTGCCGCCCATGTCCGTCACTTCCACCTGCACGTAGTCCGTGTCCGCGTCGTGCCCATATCCGTAGGCCCCCAGATAGGCGTGGTAGCTCTGCCGCGCATCGTCCAGCGTGTCCTTCACTTCAATGCCCTTGTCCCATACGTCGGTGGTCGCGTTGTGCTTGATGCGGTGCATGAAATACTTATTCATAGTTCAATCCTCCTTATATTCCCGTGATGCTCACGTTCGTCGGCAGTTCAAAGACCGGCTTAATCGTCTCAGCCGTGGTTCCCCCGTTGTTAGTGATGGTGAAATAGCCTTCGTAGGTCGTCCATGTCAAATCCGCGGGCGGCGCGTTTTCCGGGCTGCTTGAAAAATTCCAGTGGGTCAGTATGTGGCTTGCCGTCATTCCCGCCATATTGTAACTCACCGAATTGCCCGCTGCCGGTATCGAAAACGCCGCCGATGGGGTCAACTGATACGCGCCTATCGTCGCCACACTTGCCACAAGATTCGCCGCCGTGATCTTCTTCGTCGGCTCCCCCGTGGCCTCCGCGTCCCATATGGGGATCTCGTCGTTCGCTGACAGATCGACCGCCGCCAACAATTCGTCAATTGTCATGGTTCGTTCACCTCCTTATTCAGATAGTATAAACACCGGCGTTATGGATTCGGATGTCGTACCGCCATGGTTTGTTATCGTAAAATATCCGTCAAACGTTTCCCACTCCAGATCAGCAGGGGGCGCGTTTTCGGGGCTGGACGAAAAGTTCCAACGCACAAGCTGATGGTCACTGGTCAGACCCGTGATATTGACCGTTACGGTATTCCCGACAGAAGGTATCGAAACCGCCGAAGCCGCTTTTGTAATTGGTGTAATCAACTGCCATCCGGTATACCAACTACCATTATAAAAATCCCTCTTGTACACGCCCGTTTGACCGTATAAAAACAAAAATGCAGTCAATCGTGTACTGTCGCCCACCAGCTCCATATTCCATTCGGCCTGTTCATAGCCGGACGGCATGTCGCCGTAATACCGGGTGCCGTTCTTCTGCAAACTGATCGGGAAAACCCTGCTTCCCCGCACCTCGTTGATGGCCTCAAGTATCGAAACATACTGGTTCGTGACGACCAAAGCAGGCGTTGTCGCCCCGGTGCCACCGTTGCCTATAGACAGCGGATTGTCAAGCCTAATGCTTAAACCCGCGACATAGATCTCGTCATTGTCCAAATCCACCCTGAAGGTGCCCCTTGGCCCCGACACATAGAACTGACCCAGGTTGAATTGCAGCATATAAGAGCCGCCGCCGCTTTCCTGATAAAACAAGTCCAGATACGCCGGGCCGAAGGTGGTGTCCCAGACATCGCTACCTTCCTCGTAGGATGCGCTGAGCATCCCCAGCGCCGTGCCCTGGGGATAATGGGAGTTGCCGCCGCCGAAGGTCAGGCTACCCGTATAGACCTTCGACCCGTTATCCAACACCAGCTGCATACCGTTATTGTCAAACAGCACATACTTCGTGTCATCGGCATTGAACCCGACCTTGATGCTCCCGGTACTGTCCAGGTTGATGTCCCCGCGCCGGATGCTGATGCCATCCTTCGTCCACGTTCCGATCTCCTGCCCCGCAGCGTTCAGCACCCGTAATAAGCCATTCTGGTTATTTTGACCACCTAACGTCAATGTGCCACCCTGAATGTGATTTGCATTCAGATATCCCGTATTGATATAGCTGGCATTGATATACAACTGCCCGTTGTACAGGATCACACCTTGCGCCGCGCCGTTGTCCGTCAGGCGGTTGAAGATTTCCTGCTGGGTCAACGAATCGTCCAGGTCAACAATGCTCTGCTTGACCTCGTTCACCAACTGCGCCTGTTCCTTGGTAAATCCACTCGGTTGCACACCGCGATTTGTCGCATAGGTCATGCCCTTTGATTCCAACGCCGTCGTGCCGTTCAATCCAAATGCAACATTGGTCAATGCGCTGGTGTGGTCGTTGCCGTCCTTGTCCCTAAAGGTGATAACGTCCATCGGCCACAGGTACGGCGCGTTCACCACCGCCGCCGTGAACGGCCTGTAAGTAAACCCGTTCAAAGCCGCGTTAATGGCGGGCAGCATGGTCACTACCTGTGCGCCAATCAACAGGTTTCCAACGATGTCCACCGTATAATCGGCAGAACCTTCTACAAACTGAATCCCGCTGTTGTTGGTATAGGCCACGCCGGTGATGCTCAAATCGTTCTCATACAAATCGCTGGAATACCGATTGTCGATGGTGCTGACATAATCCGTGGTATTCTCATACCATGAAAACCGCAGTGAACCTGTCCAATCAATCCAGGCATTGCACCCCATGATAGCCGCGCACCATTGTATCAGTGTGCGATAGGTAAGGTCTTTGTTTGGAACCGGCAACTCCTGTATGTTGATATTCGCGTTCGGGAACCCCGACAAATCCTGTGTGAACGGCACGTTGCATAACGCCGCCGCCTGTGCCACGATCTGCGCAATGGTACAGGGGAACCGTATGCTCTTGACAAAATAAATGGGTTCGCCGCTGTCAGTGGTAATCACTTCGCCGGAACGGGTTGTCCAAGGAATCATCGTAAGGGATACCGCGTCAAACCGCATCATCCTGTCCAACGCCGTGATGCTGATGGTGGAAAGCCGCCTGGGCTGTTCGTCCGGGGTGAAGTATCCGCAGGGGATATAGGTCACGGTGGGGCTGCTCTGCGTCCAGTCGGCAATGCCGACCTCCACAAACAACTCCGCGCCCTCGAACACGATCCCGTCATACTGCCCGTTGCCGTTCTCCAGCTTCAACGTCAACTGCCCCGCAATCGCCGTCCCGATCTCCAATTTTTCCCCGTTGCAGGAATACCGGTCGATCTGAAAACTGTCCTCTATCACATTATCGTCGGTGATGGAGATGGTCGCCCCATTCCTGTCCGTGCCGGTAATCCGCAGCACCTTCCGCTGTTCACTCTCAAACAGCGCCATGACCTCGTCCGTTACAGGGTACATCCCATCACCCCCTTACTGCTCGATGATGTTGAACGATACCGTCCATGCGTTGATGCGCACGTTGTACGCGCTGGCCCCCTGGTCGCCGCTGTAGAACTTCTTCGTCACATAGCCGTTCGCCAGCGGATCGAGGCAATTCACGTTCACGTACTCCGGCGCAAACGCCGTC